TTAGGTCGTCTCGTCCGCTCGGCCCTCCGCGTCCGGCGCGTTGGTGGTGGCTGCATCATCATGTTTGTACGGCACCAGCTTGTTGAGTATGGCCTGGCGCTGCTTACATCCGCCGCAGGGGTTGATGCCCATGGCCTTGGTTGCCTTGGCGATGGTGTCGCCCAGGCCCCGGCTCCGTCGGGGCGTGGGGGCGACATAGGGTTTACGTTGCGGCTTCGCTGCTTCGACCGCCTGTGGTTTATTGATCCATTCGACGCCGTGCGGGCAATCGAAGTCGGGGTCATCATCGGGCAGCGAAAACGATTGGGCCAGCTGCTCCCGAAAGCGTCTTGACGACCGGCACGTCTTGCATGCGCCGCGTTCCCTTCTGCTTGAGCAATGGATGGTTTCTGTGAATAGCGGCAGCTTCATTTCATCCCCCGAACACAATGGTGATGCTTGGACAATCAAGTCCGCAATCCCCCACACACCCTTCCAGCACGGCGTCCGTGAGCGTGACGCTGCCGGAGAGTGCGCCGGTCTCGGGATCGCAACTCAGATCAGCTTCTTGCGCCATCCACCCCACGCTGTTTGTTCCGTCATGATTGACAGTGAATACCCCCTCTTTGTAATAAACGAACACATAGTGATAGGTAGTAAAGAACGGACCCACTATCGCCTTACGCCACGCCCAGCAGCATTCGTAAAATGAGCATAAACCCGGATCACTGGACACATAGGTTCCAGACGGCGAATGAGAGCCGCCGAAGAACGTACAGTCTCCGTCCCACGCACCATTCAACGTAACGGTGCAATCCGGCTGCGGGCCGCCGCAGGATTCGCATGGGTTGGCAGGACCGCACGCCGGATCGTCGCAGTCCTCCCGTTCCTCGCCGATGCTCGGATGGTCTTCCTGCGGGCAGTTCTCCGCTTCAAAGACCGTGTAGCACTCCCCGCCGACATCCACGACCTTGCCAACGATCGCCGACAGGTCATCCCGTGTGAACAGATTGACCAGGCCGTCGCACCGCTCCAGGCGATAGCAGGCGGCGCATTCCGAGCACCCGCGCGCGCCGAAGTTGGAGATCACGCCGGTTAGCATCGGACCCGGCGGGGCCTCGGCGATGACGATGTCCGGGGAGATGACCACGCACACGAGCGTGCCGGTGGGGTTCATCACCAGCAGGACCGTCCCGGCCGGGTAACTGCCGGTATCGACCCATTGCCCGTACCGTCCCCCGGCGCATTTATTGACCGGGGAGTAGCGTCTTTTCCGGGGCCCGGGGGGTGGCGGTGGGGGCCTGGGGTCTGGCCCCGGACCCGGGCCCGGCCCGGGCGGGAACGGCGGATAGGGCGGGTACGGCGGGTCGGGGTCCCAAGGGGGCGGATCGCCGCCGCCGTCGCAATCGGCGAAGGACCCGCACGATGCCGCAGCATTCCCGATCGACTCTTCCCATCCCGCCGCGTGGGGCGCAACCAGCTTGACGGTCCCGCCCCCGGCTCCCACGATGACCCTGCCTAACGGTCTGTTATGCCCGGTCGGCGTCGATCCCTCCTGCAACACGGTCCCGATGTCCGAACACGACCAGTCATTGCTGACCGTGATCGTCGATGTGGCTTCACCGAATTCGTCCAGCCACCCGCTTGGGATGCTGGCGGTGCCCCGGAACAGCTCCATCTCCACCGACATCCACAACGTCGGGTGCTGGCACGGAACGTCCGATCCATCGACGGGCTGGTGGTCCCCGTCCGCCCCCGAGGAGTACGGGAATAAACCCCCGAAGATGACCACCTCAACCTCGGTCCCCCCGCCCCCGCCCCCGCCCCCGGAAGTGAAGGCGATCTGGATCGTGAAGCCGGAGGTGTACGAATCGGTCCAGGTCGGGATCGGTCCTACCTGGGTCTGGACTAACAAGTATTCCGTATAGATGTCTGTATCGCAGTCGCAGTTGTACTGCCACCAGCAACCCTGACCCACCGATCCGCCATAGAGATACAGCAGCCTGTTCTGATAGCCGTCCTCATCGGGCGACGGCTTGCGTTGGCGCAACAGCCATTTGTCGTTCAGCTGGATCGAATACTCGTTGAGCCTCACCCTTGCGCCGGTTGAGGTCTCGTCCTCCCCGTCTTCGATGCCGATCAGGGGCATGCAGCCCTTGAACCCGATGTTGTCGATTTCCAGGTAGAGGCACTTCAAGGCGCGGTCGGCGACGGTCCAGTAGGTTGCGTTGGGCGGGTCGTTGGTCCCTAGGATGGCCGTATGCGCGGCTATACAGACGTAGTACGCGGCGGGCGATCCGTTGAAGACCAGGTCGCCCACGTCGTAGGAGTTGCCACTGGCCCACGCACCCCGGTTGACCTTCCAATCGGTAAAGATCGGCAGGCCCATACCCGCACAGTCACAGCAGCAGCGGTTCGTGGCGGTGCTGGACATCAGATGCAGGTCCCGTCCACGCCGTTGAGGTAAAAGAAGCTGGGCCGTACTGGTGGTGATCCACCCTCAACCGGTTCATCCCGCATCCAGACCACCACGTCATCCGGTGCGGGCTGGATAGTTAATCCCTCGTTGAGGATGTCCACATCGACGCCGTTACCTTGAACACCGGTGGGCGCATTGCCGGCCTCGGCGGTGTTGATCGCGTGTGTATTGGGATCAAGCGAATCGCCGTAGCGGCCACCCGGTACTGCGGTCCAGTCCGTGCCGTCGAAGGCGACCTCGTCGAAGCCGTAGTGCCAAATGTGGCCGGACTGGTCAGCGCTGCCGTAAATGCGGGCCCAGTAGCCGTCGCGGGTGGTTGGGCCCAACCGCACGATCGCCCAGCACTCGCCGGGCGATGTGGTTACCTCCTCCCGCCAGATCACCTGCGCCCCGGAATTGCCCGACTTCAGTTCAAGCACGGTGCTGTCGCCGTCAACGATGTCGGCCTGTGCGCCTTGATTCTGGTCGTTGGGTACGCGCAGACGCACCACGCACACACCATCTATATAGGCACGGCCGATCGCTCCGTCGGCCAGGGGTTCGGTCAGGATCACAAATCGACCTGTGTGCATCGGCACGATCGGCACCACGCACGACAGCGCGACCTGGCGTTTGAACTCTTCCTCGTGTCCACCGGATGATTCATCTGGCAGTATGATCGGCGTGTCGATCCCCAGCACCGCGAACCGGTCCTGGTCCGCACCGGAGGCGTTCTTAACGTAGACGATGCCTGTAGTGTTCGCGCCGGTCGTAGCGGGTTTGCTGGACGCCACGTTCGCCTGGTGCTCGTAATGTGCACGGGTGGCGTCGATGATCGCGTTCCAATCCGACGCGGGTATGCGCAGCGGCTGGCCGGATTGGACGTGCTTGAGGCTTCCGGAGCTCATGTGCCGATCCCCAAAGAACTAAAGCTGCCATCGCGGTACACACGCTCCACATAGGCGGCGATCGGCTTACGGATCAGCATCTTGGCGGTGGCGTCCTCGGCGGCCTGGTATCGAATCCAAAGGTACTCCCAGCCCTTCTTCTCGATGCCCACGATCGAGCCGATGGAGAGGCCGGTGACATTGGGCGAACCGGCGAACGCGAAGCTGATCTCCCAGGGATCGTCGCCACGCTGGGTCCCGGCCGCGCCGAGGAACAGGCACTCGCCCGCCGCCAGGCCTTTGAATGGCGCATCATTGACCCGGCCGGTCAGGCCGAAGAGCGTCGCCTTGTACGCGGTGTTGACCGCCCCCGGTGATAGGTAGTGTGTCTCTGAGAACGTGTAGACCGGGACGGTGATGTCCACGCCTTCGACACTGTCCTCAGACACACCGATAGCGCCGCCGAAGTCAGGCGCGGCAGGGATGTCGGGTGAAGCGTAGGCACCCACCGTGGCCAGGGACTGGGTGATGTGTTGCGTGCCCCCGCGTGTCTCGAAAGCGAAACTGGACTCGCCGACTTGCGGCGGGTTGGCCGCGGAGGGCGCATATCTGACCGTGCCTAACCAGATCTCGTCGTGGATCTCTTCGACCTGCGCATCGCTGCGTACCAGGCCGTTGTGGGTGGCCGGCGCAGCGATCAGCAGTTCGGTCCGTGCTTCCACATCGCTGGTGATGTCGCGGATGACGTAGGTGATCTCCGCCGATTCGTCGGAGATGATGCGGCCGTATTTTTCCTCAACGATGGGCATAGGTTCCTCAGGCGAACGCGATCGCGTTGTCGTTGATGGCGCGTTCGATGCGTTTGGTGTTGCGGGCGGTGTCTTCGGTGGCCTTGGCGGTGCGCTCGGCGACGCCGTTGTCGGTCATCAGGCCCTGGATCGCGGCGGCGTTGAACGTGCCGCGCACACCGATCCGCTCGGCCTCGCGAGCGAGCATGTCACCTACGCCGGACAGGTCTGGCGCACCGGGGACCAGTGATCCGCCCGCCACACCCTCCGGGGGACGCTTGCTCTTGGCTTCGGCGATCGCGGCTTCCCACTCACGCCGCGCCGCGATGAGGGCTTGTTCGGCTTCCAACTCCGCGTCGGCGCGCTCGCTCGCCTGGCGGTTCTGTTCATCCTCGTACCGCTGGCCGAGGACCCCGAGGGTCTGATCATGGATGGAGGCGGACCGGTCACGCCGGGTCTGACGGCGCAGGTCGGCCCCGATCACCGCCTCGCCGGTGTTCTGATCGATCTCAGATAGACGTTGGGCCAATGCCCGGTCGATCGCGGCGTTGGCCTTGCCGGTGTCGAAGCTGTCGGTGAACAGGCTCTTTATATAGTTCCAGGTCTTGGCGGCCAGGGCCTTCATCCGCTCCCAACTGCCGGTGAAGATGTTCACAAACCCATACCACGCCTTGGCCAGGAAGGCCGTGGTCTCGATCCATCCCACCTCCAGGCCGTGCCAGACCGTCTCCAACGCGGCCAGGGCCCCGACAAATGCGCCCGTGAGCACGTCCATGATGAAGTGCTTGAAGCCCAGCCAGATCCCTTCGATGAAGCTGACGCCCTTGATCCACTCCATCTTGAGCGTCAGCCAGAGGATTCGGGCTGCCAAGCCGATGTCGCCCGCCGCTAACGCATCCGCGATGCCCTGATAGGCTTGCAGCGCCGTGTCCTTCAGCTCGCCGAAGCGGTCGCCCAACCAGGCAAGCGCCGCACCGCCCACACCAGATGACTTAATGAGGTGAGCCCCAAGCGCACCCAGCGCCGTGATCACCAGCCCGATGGGTGAGACGAGGAGCCCGATCGCGGTTGCAACGAGTCCGAAGGCCGCTGCGGTGATACTGAGGATGGTTGCCAGCCCGCCGAGGACCGCGCCGACGCCCGAGATCAATGTGCCCAACACAATCAGCGCCACACCGGCGGCCACAACGATCGCGGCGATCTTCGCCACCTGGACGATCAACCCCCGGTTCTGCTTGACCCACTCGCTGACCGTCACCGCCACACGCGTGATCGTGTCGGCCATGCGCTGCAGCACCGGGGCCAATGCCGCACCGATGTTGAAGACGCCCATCTTGACGACCTTCCACAGCCGGTCGAGCGCATCAGTAAAATCTTCCGCCGCCTTGGCGTCCTCGCCGGACATCGTCAACCCCAGGCTTCGTGCCTGGGCCTGCAACGCCTCGATGCCCGCGCTGCCGGCCGCGAACATCGGCAGCAGGTTCGTGCCAGTGCGGCCAAACAGTGACATCGCAATCGCGGCCTTCTTCGTCGGATCTTCAACCTGGCCGATCCGGTCGGCCAGCAATTTGAACTGGTCCTCGGGTGACAGGCCGTCCAGGTCCTTAAACGTCAGGCCCAGGTCATTCAGCGAATCGACCTGTGTGGACAGCCCCCGGCCGGCGTCGTAGATCGACCGCTGCATCTTGCGGAAGGCCATCTCCAACGACTCGAACTCGGTGCCGGTCTGGCTGGCAACGAACCGCAGTTCGCTGAGTGTCTCGACCGACAGGCCCGTGCGCTTGGCCATCTTGGCGACCTGGTCGCCGTAACTGCTGAACAGCTTCGCAGACGCCGCCAGTGGCGCGAGCACCGCCGTGCCGATCCCCACGGCCATCAGGCCGAGGTTGCGGATCGAAGCGCCGAAGGCTTTTAGTTTTCGCTCCGCACGACGCAGGCCGCGCACGAGCTGACTGTCGTCGGCGAACAGCTCGACGAAGGCGCGCCCGGCTCGGATGCCTTGTGTGGATGCCATAGATTAATTCTCTGAACGTCGCCGGTGTTGTCCTTCAAGCGCCTCACGTAAGAACCTCAGGTCCTGCTTGCTGGCGGTTTGCTTGGATGACGCGTCCCACCGTCGCTGGCGTGCGTAAGGATCGAAGTCAGCAGGTTTGAACGGCCGGTGTTTCTTCGGGTCACGGTTACTGTTGGCGATCAACGCGCAGATCAGCGACGTGTGCGCCCAGCGTTCGCGGCCCAAGCCCTCGGCCATCCACAGCAATTGCCGCAGTGTTAGCCGTCCGAGCCCACGGGGTCCGAGGCCGAGGGACCCGGCGATGCGCCAGACATCGCGCCAGCGATCGCCCCCGGATTGGTCATCGCCGTTGCGATTGTTTCCTCCACACTGATCCCGTCGATCCTGGTCTCGATCGCGGTCACCGCCGCGTCGATCATGGCCATCTGCTTGGCGACCGCCTTGGCCCGGTCGTTGCGGCCGCGTGACCGGAAAAAATCGATGAGTTCCTCATAGAACGCCTTCTGCGCCGCGAGCAGCGTCTGCCCGTCAAAACTGTTCCGCACGTCGGCGTCGGTGACCTTGTGCGTGACGAACTGACCTTCGAGCATGGCGCAGAGGACCTCGCCCAGGAGCATCTCGTCGGTGCCGAGCCGTGTGAGCAGGGGGGGATCGCCTGCTTCAGGTTGCAACAGATCAATATCCAGCTTGGCCTTGACGGCCATGGCCGTGCCGAGGTTGAGCGTCAACGACCAAGTACGACCTGCTGCATCAGTGAAAGTCTTCATTACGCCACCTCCACCCATTCCTCGAACTTGGCGAGTTTGGCCGTCACGGAGACGGTCACACCCTCTTCGAGCGGTTCGTTGCGGCTGAAGTTGGTGATACTGAAGTCGCCACGGGGCCCCTCAGTACCGGACGCTGCTTTGTCACCGGTCAGGACAGCCAAGGCGATCGTGGCCGAGGTGAGAAAAGCGGTCTTGATCGCGTCGAAGCCGGTATCGCCGGGCTTCCAGAGCATCTCGAACTCGGCGGTGCACTCACGCAGGGTCGGAGCGGTGGCACGCCAGCCCTGGTTGGCGCGGGTGGTCACGTCCGCTTCGCCCGCTTCGAGGTTCAATGTCACGTCCTTGACGTTGTCCATCTCGGTCAGGCTGGCCAGAGCGGTGCCCGTGGGCCCCTGATAGATCTTGGCATTCATGCCTAATAGGAATTCTTGAGGCATGGGTGAGTCTCCTTAACGATTCCGGGGGATACTGTCTCGCCACATGGCTGGCAGCTTGGGTTGTTCTTTTTCAAAGGCCGGGCCCATGTAGGGGCGTGGTTTGTACTTGGCGCGTTGCTTACCGACCTTTGCAGGACCGCCGTGCTCGAGCAGTGCGGGTGCTTCGCCACGACCGTTCTGGCTGAGCCGCACGGGGCCGATCACAACACTTCTGGCCGCAGGGTCGTAGCCGAAGAAGATGAACTTCTTCAGCAGACCGATGTGGCTGCTGGGCGGCTCGCCGGGCTTGCTGATCCGCTTGCGTTTGCGGATGCTGGATCGTGCGGTGCGGCGGACGAACGCGCCGAACTTCGACAGGACCCGCCGTGTGCCGGCGTCCACCTGGTCGCGCACGGCCTGCTTGTCGAAGAACTGGTTGATGATCTCGAATCTGATCATTGGCCCACCCCCATCAGAGTCATCCGGCCTTTGGTGACGCGTGGATCGACAAAGGATTGATTTATGAAACTGCCGTGACGCTTCGCTGTGCGAACCAGGCTCTGCACCGGGCCCCACGTCTGCCCGCCATCGATGCTCTCGACGTACTTGCCTGCGCCGATGCCACCGATGGTGTCGTAATGCAGCCGAACGATCCGCCCGCCGAGCCCCATCACATACGGACCCTCAACGGTGTACGGGTTCGCCTGCCAGTTGCCGGAAAGGTCCGGATCGTAGGTGTAGGGACCGGTGAGCGCGTCTGCCTTAGCCAAGACGTTCTGCCACGGCCCGACCGTCCGGTCGGTGTGCCAGAGCTGGTAGACCCCGTCGACCTTGCGCACCATGCCATCGACGACGTTGGTATGCAGCCCGGTCAGCTT